GGAGCCGAGACGCGAGCCGCCCTCGCACCGAACACGCCGATAAGGAGGGTGTTATGGCGGCTAGCTTTGCATCTCCGCATACGCGGCCGGTTTTCCGGGTCCTGAAACAGGCTTATCGGGAGTACCTCGCGAGCGGCAACGCGGCGGCGATCACCGTGACGACGCCGCCAAACCAGGCCGCAACGGCGACAACGACGGTCGCCGGGACCGTCGAGGTGGATGTCGATGCCGGCGTTTCGATGCCGGCGTCGGTGACTGTCGTCCTGAAGCAGGGTGCAGCTACGAAAGGCACTCAAACCGCCGGGTCCTCAACCGGCAGCTTTACGACGACGTTTCCGGGCAGCACGCTGGCGGCCGGTACGGCCACCGCGACCGTCAGCTCGACGAGCCCGGACAAATCCGTGACGACGCCGGCCTTTACGGTGACATGAGCCCGGATCTGGCCCGGTATGAGCTGGTCCTGAAGCGGCTGATCGCGATCAGCGAGGCCGAGACCTCGATGCTCGCCTTCACCAGGCTGATGATGCCGACCCCAAATCAGCCCGATGACCCGGATTTCTCGCGTTACGAGGCGCAACGCTTCCATGAAGTGATCTGCGCCGCCTTGGAAGAGCTGGAAGCCGGCCGGATACGGCGTTTAATGATAAATCTGCCGCCCCGGCACGGCAAAACCGAGCTTGCGAGCAAGAAGTTTGTCGCCTGGTTTGTCGGCAAAAACCCCGAAAAATCGGTCATTTTCGGCACTTATAACGAGAAATTTAGCCAGGATATCGGCCGCGCCGTGCGCGATATCATGGTCAGCCCGGCTTATGCCCAGGTTTACCCTGAAACTGCCCTGAAGACCGACAGCAAGGCCGCCGACCGCCTGGAGACGACCAAAGGCGGCATTCTGGCCTTTGTCGGTCGCGGCGGCACGACCACCGGCCGCGGTGGCGACCTCCTCGTCATCGACGATCCGATCAAAGACCGCATGGAAGCGGACAGCCCGACGATCCGGGACACCCTCTGGACCTGGTTTACCCAGGTCATCGCTTCCCGCCTGATGGACGAGACGGGTCGCATCCTCCTGATCCAGACCCGCTGGCATCAGGACGACCTGATCGGGCGGCTGACCGACCCGCACAACTCCTATTACGACCCCGACGAGGCGGCGGAGTGGCGTATCATCGACTTGCCGGCGCTCGCCTTTGATGACGGCAAGGACGCCCTGAAGCGCCAGGTCAACGAGCCCCTCTGGCCCGGCCGTTTCGGTGAGACTTACCTCAAGACCCTGCAGCGCCGCGATGTGCGCGGCTTCTCGGCCCTCTATCAGGGCCGTCCCAGCCCCGCCGGCGGGACGTTTTTCAGCGTCGATTGGCTGCAGACCTACCGCCCGAACGACCTGCCCGGGAACTTGCGCTGCTATGCGGCTTCGGACCACGCCGTCGCGCTGAAACAAGCTTCCGACAAGACCTGTCTTCTCGTCGTCGGCATCGACAAGGACGACGACATCTGGGTCCTCCCGGACATGGTCTGGCGGCACATGAATGCCGAGCAGACGGTCGAGAGCATGTTGCGCATGATGAAGCTTCACAGGCCGCTCTTCTGGTGGGCCGAGCGCGGCATGATCTCGAAGTCGCTCGGCCCCTTCCTGCGCAAGCGGATGCTGGAGACCTCGACGTTCTGCAGCCTCATAGAGATGCAGCCGATCGCGGACAAACAGACCCGCGCGCAGTCGATCCAGGGCCGTATGAGTATGAAACGGGTTCACTTCCCCGAGCGCGCGCCCTGGTGGCCGGCGGCGCGCGATCAGCTCCTCAAGTTCCCTTATGACGCGCACGACGATTTTGTGGATGCGCTGGCCTATATCGGCCTCGGCTTGACCCTTCAGGTTCCGGCGGGCGCTCTTAAAGACCGGGATGACAAGCCCCTGGAGAACACTTTTGCTTGGCTCAAGATGCAGCGCGACCAGGCCGAGCGCAGCGTCAAGCTCTCATTTTCGGCGGGAGGCTGGTGATGTGCTTTACGGTCGCCTGGTTCATCCAGACCCTGATCTGGCTGACCATCATCTGCGGCATCATCGCGATCCTCATGCTGATCCTGCCGATCATCCTTGGCTGGCTTGGCTGGGCCGGCGATCTCGTCATGAAGGTGATTAAAATCATTGTCGCGGTCGTCGTGATCGTGGCGCTTCTGTGGTTTTTATATGACCTCTACGTCTGCGCCGGCGGTGCCGGTGCTGCGCGTCTACGGTAAAGCCCCTAAGGGGGACACTGTATGAGCGACCTTAGCGTGTTCATGCCGCCAGGCGCCGGGCCGCCAGGACCAGCTCCGGGCCTGGTCCCAGGGATGTCTCCGATGGTCCCGGGACCAGTCGATACCGGGCAGCTCGTCACGCAAGACCAGAGCTTTGTCAACCGCGAGAAGCCCGAGCCCGAAGAGGCCAGGCGTAAGCTCGTTAACCGTTGGCAGAACCGCGTCAAGCGGGCCAAGCGGTATTGGCGTGTCCCGTTCCGGCGGATGCGCGAGAACATGGAGTTTTGCGAGGGCCGGCAGTGGCCCGAGATGGCCAAATCCGAAAAGCGCGACGACCGTTATGTCGGGAACATCTGTCTCCGCCATGTCCTGCAGCGGACCGCCGAGCTGTACCCGCAGAACCCGACGATGAAGGCCAAGACCAAGCCCAAGCTTATTGCGACGATCTGGGACGGCTCCGAGCAGCAGCTGATGCAGGCGCAGCAGTCGGCGATGATGATGGCGCAGTCTGGCCTGCCGCCCGACCCCAACGCCCTCCAGATCCTGCAGGACGCCAGTCTCGTCAAGCAGTTCGACGAGACGATGCAGCGGGTCGGTAAGACCTTGGAACTTCTCTACGATTACAACATCCAGGAGCAGAACCACTCCTTCAAACAGAACATGAAGATGTCGATCCGCCGGTCGATCATTACCGGGGTCGGCTACGTCAAGGTCGGCTTTCAGCGGGCGATGGCGATGTCGCCCGAGATCGAGCGCCGGATCGCCGATATGTCCGAGCGTCTGGCCAATATCGAGCGTCTGGCCGGTGACTTAGCCGATGACGAGATCGAGTCAGACAGCGCCGACGCCGAAAGCCTCAAGATCGCAATCCAGAGCCTCACGCGCGAGGGCCAGCTCGTCGTGCGCGAGGGCCTGACCTTCGACTACCCCGACAGCACGGCGATCATTCCCGACCCTCGCTGCCGCACCCTGCGCGGCTTTCTCGGGGCGGACTGGGTCGCTCAGGAATATCTGCTGACCGAGGAGGAGATCGAAGAGGTCTACATGGTCGATGTGGGCTCGTGCTTTACGGCCTACAGCGAGAACGGCGAGACGAACGGCTACCAGCCCAACGCCGCCCAGCACTACGGCATTTCCGACAGCGGCGACGATGAGAGCCAGCCCGCTTCCCTGGCCTGTGTCTGGGAAATCTACAACCGGAAAGACGGCTCCGTTTATGTCGTTTGCGACGGGCATCCCGACTTCCTGCAGGAGCCCGGTCCTCCCGAGGTCCAGACAACGCGGTTCTGGCCGTGGTTCTCGCTCGTCCTTAACGAGGGCTATGACGAGCATCGGCTTTATCCGAACTCCGATATCGACCTGATCCGCGACATGCAGCTCGAACTCAACCGCGCCCGCCAGGGGCTGCGCGAGCATCGGCGTGCGAACCGGCCTAAGACCGCGGTCGCGGCGGGGCTCCTCGAAGAGCCGGACCTCGAAAAGCTGCGGACCCATCCGGCCAACGCGCTCCTCGAACTGAACGCGCTCGCGCCAGGCCAGAAGATCGACGATGTCCTTCAGGTCATCCACATGCCGCCGATCGACGCGGCCGTCTACGACACGGGACCCGTCTTCGAGGATGTGTTGCGCGTCCTCGGAACCGACCAGGCCGATACCGGGACCACGTCGAACGCGACGGCGACCGAGGTCTCGGTGGCGCAGTTCAGTCAGACGACCGACACCTCCTCGACGATCGACGACATCAACGACGTGATGACCGAGATGGCGGTTGCCGCCTCGGAGATCCTGATCCTCAACGTCAGCCAGCAGACCGTCCAGAAGGTCGTTGGTCCCGGCGCAGTCTGGCCGATGCTCGATAAGCAGATCGTCGCGGAGAACGTCTTTCTGGCGGTCGATGTCGGCGCCAACGGGCCGCCGAACCGGCAGGAAGATGTGCAGACCCTGACGCAGATCGTGCCGCTCCTGCAGCGCATTCCGGGGATCTCGCCCGAGTGGCTCGCCAGACAACTGATCCGCCGCATGGGCGACAATCTTGAGCTTGATGCGGCCTTCGCCGAGGGCATCCCGAGCATGGAAGCCCTCAACCAACTGATGGGAAGGCCGCCCGCCCCTCCCGGAGGACCAGCGGGGGCTTCGTCTTCCGGGGATGGTGGTCCCGCCGGTGCCGGCAAAGGGCCTCCTCGCCCGCCAGAGCCCGGGGCGGACCCTAACGCGCAGGGACCGGCGGGGCTTACCAACTCAATAACTGGTCCTGGGACCGCGGGACCGCTTGGACCGCGGGTGCCGCCTTTGCAGATCTACGGCCGCAACGGCAACCGCCCCGGGACGGGCGGCGGCTTGCCGCGCGGCGCCATGAAAAATCCTGGTTTTCCGACACCGTGAGTTAACACCTTCGAGTTACGTGCAAACCGCGAACAAGGGAGACTTGGATGGCCAGCGTACCTGTTACACTCGTCGGCGTGGCGTACACCGATAAGACCGGCAATCCGCCAACGCCGATAACGATCGTGGCGGAGCAGTATTATACCGGGGTGGGGGTTGGTGGTGGGCCGATGCCGGGCGGGCCGCCACCGCGTCCTTGGGGACCGATCAATTACCCCGATCAGGGTCTGCCGGGTAATCAACCGATTGCTGGATGGGGTCCAGGTTTCCCGACAAACCCGATCGCCGGCATTCCCGGCCTGCCCGGCTACATGCCGCCTCTTCCGCCGGGCACCGAACAGCCGCAACCCGGCGACCCGACCACGCCCCTGCCTCCACCGTCCGGCAGTAGTGGTTGGCCGGTGCAGCCGATCACGCCGCCGCCTTATATCGTGGTCCAATACCCGGGGATCGGCCCGGTCATTGTGGCGCCGCCAGAGAGTTCCAAGACCACATGACTGACGAAACTCGGTCGGTTGCTGCTGTCATGGTGGCGATGATCGCGTTAGCGGCCATCGTCTCCCTCGCCGGGTGTCAGCCGATCGGCGTCATCAAGCTTGTTCACTGTTTCGCCTGGGGGCCGGCAACGGTTTCGGCGGACGTGGTCCGGGCAGTCGAGACGACCTGCCAGTAGGTGCGACAGCAGATGAACTACTGATGCCGGAGGATTTCGCCTTTATCCCCGACACGGCATCCGGCGCGATGGTCATCCATCGCGCCGATTGTCCGCTTGTGCGTGTTCTCGCTGACGCCGGCAAGCCGGTCATGACGGTCTTCGGCTGCAAGATTTCGCCTCTTGCCATCCCGGGTCTCAACCTGAAGAAGCACTCTTGTCTGTCTGACAAGACAAAACACTAGACACAAACAAGACACTCGCGCATAAGCTCTTGTCGGTCCAACAGGATCGGCAAGACCTGAGTGTCAGACGACACAACGACCAGCGACGTAACGGCGCCATCGTCAAGCGCACCCGAGATCCCGCCGACGCCACCGCCGGCGGCTGACAGCACTTCTGCGCCTTCGTCAAGCGCACCCGACGATACTTCGCCTTCGTCAGGCGACAGCCGCCAGTCAGACCGTGAAGGACTGCTTGCCGTAGTCCAGAAGGTCGTGGAGACCAGGCCCGGAAAACCGGCCCTCCCCTCGCAAGACGACGCGGAGACCGGGGACCAGGACCAAAGCTCCCAGGACCAGGCAGCGGCTACGGGCGAGGGATCAACCCCGCCGACTGTTCCAGCATCCCCACCACAACAGGATCTGTCCGATCCGACCGAGGCTGAACTCAAAAAGCTCCGGCCGGAAACACGAAAGCGTTTTGAGCGTCTTCTCGCGCAACGCAACGAAGCCCGCCAGACCCTGGAAACCCTGCAGCCGGAACTCAATCAACACCGGCAGGTGCAGGGCTATCTCCAGCAGCATCAGCTGGCCCCGGAGGACGTGAACATCCTCCTGGGGGTCGGAGCCTCGCTGCGGCGCGGCGATTACCAAGCCTTTCTCGACGGCGTGACACCCTACGTCCTCGCCGCCCAGGAAGTGCTTGGCCAGCGCATCAGCCCGGATCTGCAGAAGCAGATGGATGAAGGGCTGATCGACGACGCGACAGCCCGCGAGTTAACGCGAACGCGGCATCGCGCTGCGCAAGCAGAGGCTCGGCTGCAAGACGCCAATCGGCAGTCTGTAACGACACAGCAGGTTCAGCAGATCGGTCAGATCCGCTCTGCTGTGGATACCTGGGAAGCTGGCATTCAGCGGCGAGATCCCGACTACGCCCAAATGTCGGGTGCTGTGCGTCGGTTCGCGCAAGGTCTTCTTCAGGAGCGAGGGACCCCTCAAACTCCTCAGGAAGCGGTGGCCCTCACACAAGCCGCGTATGACGAAGTCAAGGCGATGTACGGCCGAGCGCAGCCTGCGCCCCGTCCGACCCGCCCCTCTCCGTCCAGCATCCATGTCGCAACCGGCACGTCTTCGGGCGCCAATCCCCGCAACATGAAGGAAGCGGTGTTGATTGCGCTGAACAACGCAAGGCGGGCCTCGTGATGTGGATCAATCATAATGGCCTTTACAGCTGGAGAACTGACTAACATCGCTAATGCCGCTCTCGACTTCTACTACAACAAGGGCGACACCTTTAAGCAGTCAATACAGTCAAAACCGCTGCTTCGTTTTATGGAAGGCAGCGCGAAGTCTTTCCCGGGCGGTAAGGGCAACATCAGCCTGGCCGTCAAGGGCACCTTCGGCGCGGGCGGCGTCAATGACCACGTTGCTGGCTACACGCACAACGACACGGTCGCTTTCTACACGCCGGCCAACATCCAGCGGGTCAACTACCCGTGGCGCGAGCATCATATCGGCCTGACCTTGACCCACACCGAGCTGAAGATCGACGGCATCTCGGTCACGGATGAAGAGGGCAACGGCGAGACGTTGTCCAACCACTCCGATCGTGATGTGACGGTCCTCGTCAACCTTCTGCAGGACAAGCTGGAGGACTTCGGCGAGCAATACGCCCGCACGATGAACACGCTGATGTGGGGCGACGGGACGGCCGACGCGAAGGCTCTGGCCGGTTTGCAGTCGATCATCGCGGCGATCCCGAACACCGGGAACCTGGGCGGTCTGTCTCGCTCGGCCAATACCTGGTGGCAGAACCGCTCGGCAACCGCGGCCTTCGGCGGCGCCGGCGGGCGTGGCCCGGTGACTTCAGCGGCGACCAACGGCGGCGCTCTTCTGCAGTTTCTGCAGCAGGAATACCGCCAGTTGATCCGTTACGGCGGCCGGCCGACCAAGTGTCTCGCCGGATCGGCCTTTATCGGCGCAATGGAGACCGAGCTGCGGGCCAACGGCAACTACACGATGACCGGCTTCAGCGGGACCCAGGACGGCAGCATGGGGCAGCTGCGCTTCATGGGAACGACGATCGAGTACGACCCGACCCTGGACGATCTCGGCTTCACAAAGCGGGCTTACTGGTGGGACCCGCGGCACATTTACTTGATGAAGCAGGATGGCGAGTGGGACCACAAGTTCACCCCGTCGCGGCCTTACAACCAGTTCGTCCTCTACAAGTCGATGACCCACACGGGTCAGATGGTTGCGCAACAGGTCAACTCGGCGCTCGTCGTCGAGATCGCCTGAACGCGCGGCGGGGACCAGCCAAACCTCGACCCCCGGCTGGTCCCCGGCTCTTTGATAAGGAGTTTTACCTATGAACGACGGTGACACGACCGATCGCGAGGAGTGCATCCGCAAGCGCGCCCATCAGCTGTGGCAAGAGGCCGGCGAGCCAGCCGATCGGCACGAGGAGTTCTGGCGTCAAGCCGAAACTGAAATCGACCAGCAAAACCAGGGAGTTTCTTGATGCCGTCAAAATCAAAAGCTCAGTCCCGGCTGATGCACGGCGTCGCGGCCGGCAATATCAAGGGCTCCGGTGTTCCCAAATCGGTGGCCAAGGAGTTTGTCGCCGCCGACAAAGGGCGCAGTCAGGCCAAACTGCCGGAGCGTAAACCCTCAAAGTCAGGACGGTATTAAATGCCGGCTTTTCATCTCCTGCGTTGCTCAATCGACCTTGGCAACGATCACAGCACGACCGTCGTGCGGGACCGCACCCGGCCGATCGTCTTTCCCGAGCTGCCAATCCTGCAGTACCTGCACGGCGAGGATGCTGTGACCGATGTCCATGTCGTGGGCCAATGGGAGACCACGAACGACGAGGTCCTGCAGCGCATCCAGACGCTCTACGACGCGGAGATCATTAAGCAGGTCTTCCCCGGCACGCGGCCGAGACTGCCGACCTCGGACGCCTCGGTCCCGCTCTGCACGATGCCGGTCTACAAGCCGCGCACGGTCCGGCCGGCCAATCCCGACCCGAGGCTCCGGCCCTTGGATCAGTTTACGATGAGCGATGCCGCGGTCGAGGCGCCGCCCTTGCCTGCCGAGGACGCTCCGACCCCGGACGAGATCGCGGCTCACGTCCAGGACGACAAGGACGAAGATCTGGGGCTGGTCCCGCCCAATCCCGGGGACCAGCCGCATATCGTCCGGGATACGCGGGGCCGTGGCGCCTCCCAAAAGCGCACCCCCAACACGCTGCCGGACGTGAACGCCGGTGGCAGTCATCCCGCGGGGTAATCCCAGATGGCCGGCAAGCAGCTGCGCGATATGCTGACGGATCTGCGCGCCGAGGTCGGGCACTCAACTAATGTCGCGCACGGCATCAACGACCGCGAGACGCTGCTTTATTACCTGAACCGGACGCAGATCCAGCTCTACCAGGACTATGATTGGCCGCAGCTGATGGTCGATCGCGACATCGACCTGGCCGATGGCCAACGGTATTACACCTACCCGACCGATCTCGCCTTCGACGACATCACTTCGATCCACGTCCTGATCGGCAGCTTCTATCGGGAACTCGGCTACGGCATCGGCGCGCCCGAGCTGACGCTCCTGAACTCCGATCTCGGGGCGAAGCAATGGCCGACCCTGAAGTGGATGCACAACGCCGACCAGAACATGCTCGAACTCTGGCCGATCCCGGATCAGAGCGCGGTCGAGGCGGGCGCGCTGATCCGTCTGCGCGGGACCAAGACCGTCACAAAGATGGTCAGCGATGACGATCTATCGACGCTCCCCGACAACCTGATCGTCCTGTTCGCCGCGGTTGAGATCCTGCAGCGCGACGACGCCAAGGACGCCTCGATGAAGCTCAACAAGGCGAACGAGGCGATGCGGCGACACCGGGTCCGGCAGTTCAGCCACAAGAACGTCCGCGCGATGGCGATCGGCAGTGGCGGCGGTGACGCACAATCACGGCAGACGCATATCCCGGCGATCGGTCTGGATTATGTACCTCCGGGCTATAATAGCGGGCCAGGCACTTGACCCCGCAACAACGATATAACCGCTCGCCACGAGGCCGACAGAAGGTCCTAGAGACCAAGGCTCGCTATCGGCAGTCCGAGAAAGGCAAGGCGGTCGAACACGCCTATAAAGAGGCGTATCGCGATCGTGAAAAGGAGCTGGCGCGGAAGCGGTCTAAGTTATCGCATAACCTCACGAAACAGGCCGAGAGACAACGGTTGCGTCGGGCGGCCTTGATCCCGCGTATGCACGCTGGCCACAGGGACGAGATCGCGGCCCTGTATGAAGACGCCCGGCTTATGGGGCTGACGGTCGATCACATTATCCCGCTCTACGGCAAGACTGTTTGGGGCCTTCATGCGCCCCAGAACCTGCAGCTGCTGACCCTCCAGGACAACAGCAGCAAAGCAGACCGGCTGCCCTGATGGCCAAGGTCTTCAGTATTGTCGATTTCAGGTCCGGTCTCGATGTCCGCAAGACACCGCTGACCGCGCCGGGCGGCAGTGTCCGCATCCTGGAGAACGCGGTCCTTAATCAGGGCGGCGAGGTCGAGAAGCGTCTCGCCTTTGTGCCGATGACGACGATCAACGCCGGCGGCCCCTACTACATGGTCGGGCACAGCGGCTCGCTGCACATTTTCGGGTTTTCCGCGACACCGAGCCTGCCGGCCGGGTCTCTGCCGGTCCCGCTCGTCTACCATCAGCTTGTCGGCGGGCCGGAGACGATCAACGCCTTGATCGACGTGGAGCCGTTCGATCAGAAGTTCTTTGTCTGCGGTCTCGGCGCGAGCGGGACGACTTATTGCTGGTACGACAACGCGCTCGTCCTCGAAGCGGACAGCTCCTACTCCCACGGTAGTTACGCCCGCACCTGGAAGTCGAAGATGTACCGGATCGACGGGAAATATCTCCGGTTTTCGGGGGTCAACAACCCGGCCCAGAATGACCCCAACTCGACCTCCGAGCCCGGCGCCGGCTTCATCAACATGGCGCTCAACGACCCGGACGGGGAGAACCTCTACGCGATGGAGGTCTTCTATACCTCGATGGCCATTATGGCCCGATTGCAGACGCAGGTTTGGACCCTAGACCCCGACCCGAACAAGGACACGCTGAACCAGCTTCTGCGTATGGGCATCATGTCGCCGCACTCGATCGTGCAGTTTGGCACGGGCGATATTCTGTTCCTGTCCGATAGCGGCGTCCGTTCCCTAAAGACGGCCTCGACCTTCACTCTTGCTGCCAGCGTCAGCGATGTCGGGAGCGCGATCGACCTGCTTCTGATCCCGATCATCAGGAGCAACCCCAACGTCATGAAGGCCCAGGCGATCGTGCAGCCGATCCAAGGCCGCTATTGGCTCGCGATCGACGACACGATTTATGTCCTGTCGTACTTCCCGGCCGGTCACATCACGGCCTGGTCTGTCTTCAAGCCGGGCTTCACGCTCACGCATTTCGGGGTCATCGACAACCGTGTCTTCTGCGACGACACGGCCGGAAATATCTACCTTTACGGCGGCACCGATCGGGGCACTTACGACAGCTCAAAGGTGACGATCAGGACGCCGCATCTTTCCGCCGACGACCCGACCCAGAATAAGCGGATCAAGTCGATCGACGTGATGTGTCAAGGCCAATGGACCGTCCAGGTCGGGATGTTGCCCAACAACACCGACGCCTTCGAGATGGTCGCGACGATCCAGGATAATACTTATGGCCTGCAGTCGATCCCGTTCGCCGGCTACGGCACGCATTTCGGGGTCCAGCTGGAGCACCAGGCGCCGGGGCCGGCGCTTCTGGCGGCGGTCCATTTCAACCTCCAGGAAGGGGTCGTGAAGTGACCGTCACGGCAACCCAGGTCACCGAGAAGGGGTTGGAGCATATCGTGCGCAATCTGCGCCCGCGGGACCGGCGCGAGATCTTCGCGGTCCGCTGGAACGATGACGAGTACCAGCTCGTCGCCGAGATCTGCGCGGTCGCCGGGGACCTCTGGCGGATGTGGTGGCTCGACGACGAGCCGGTCTCGGTCAACGGCGTGGTCCCGGCTCGTCCCGGGGTCGTCATCGCCGGCGCCTTCGGGACCAGCAAGTGGCGCAGCACGATCAAACCCATGACCCGCTGGTCCCTGGAGTATGTGATCCCGGTCCTCAGGACCGCCGGCTACCACCGCGGCGAAGCCTATGTGCTGGCCGAAAATACCGACAGCCGCCGCTGGATCGAACTCTTGGGCGGCGAGATCGAGGCCCACCTCAAGGGCTACGGCAGAA